AATCGTGCGAAGAACGCGCTAGCCTTGCTAGTGGGAACTTCGAAACTCTTCAGGTAATATTCGCCTTGTAAGCGAGCACCCTGATCAACCTCCTTTGTAAGGAAGCCAAATGGCAGCTTTTGCCAATCTCTCTCTGAATGATGGTCAGACCACTCCGGTCGCTCACACCTTTACGGTCAACAGCTTCTCGGTGGATAAGCAGGGTCGCCTGTACTTCGACTGGTTCGACACTTCTGTCAACGGTGGTATTCCGCTGGGCGCCAACAAGGTGCGCATGTGGATTACCCCGTTCAAGAGTGCCGGCCGGAAGGCAGGTGACTCCTCGCTCGTCATCGAGGGCCTGATCGACTGTCCGGTGCTCGAGACCCTTGGCAACAACTCGGTGTCGGGGATTAACCCCCAGCCGCAGTTGGCCTATGGGACGCCGTTGTGGTTTAAGACCATCCGTAACGGCCGCTCCGTGGCACAACCGTCCAAGGACGTTGTCGCCTTCGCCCGGGACTTCCTGAACAAGACCGTCTTCACAGACGCCTTGTTCTCGATGAGCAACCCGACCTAAGCTATGATCCGAAACCGGTGGTTTATGCTGGTGATGGTCCTGGCCTTGGCCAAGATTAGCATCAGCTACGACGGGCCGGACGGATCTTCCATTCTGGAGCAAGTCTATGACTCTCTTGTCAGCCGCTATGCGACTGCCCCAAGCGTCCCTTCCACAGAAATCGATCCAACACCGCGAGGTGTCGATCACCTTTCTGAAGAAGGGTGTGCGTCCTAAAACGCACATTCTGTACATCCTAACTTTACACTCACCTCTTCATACCTACACCCTTGTGACGCGAGCCGGCTTGCGCTGGCCTGCGACTATTGGATGACGGACCGAAGGAGCGAACTGTGAAACGAAAGATGGACAGACGCAGTAGAAAACTCTCTAACTATCGCGTCAGGGGAACCCTCTGGCGCGATTTGTCTGAGAAGATCCTACGGGAGAATGGTTCTGCCGAAGCCTTGTCAGCTTTGGTAGCACTTAGGTCCGGTGATCATTCCACTCTCCTTCGGGCAGAGTGGGATCCTCACCGGTATAACGACGTCAAGACAGCACGTCGGGCTTTCCAGGCGGTGGAGCTTCTTCGGAAGTTTCCTCATCTGAACGGTTCGGATAGTGCGTCTAGGCGTGGAGCAGCGATTCGAAAGGGTCGCGAAGCCGAAGAGCTATGCCGATCGACTAACATCAGGTTCCGTCAGGCATATATTTCCGGAAGGGGTGAATTCCTCCCTCCTTTTGGCGTCGGCACGGTTTTGGATCGTGCCAGGCGGAAAATCAAATATGTGCTAGATGGTGGGAACGAACGTGACTGTTCGTTCCGCGTCCTGGAGTGGGTTGATCTCTGCTCTTGGGGGCCAGGCGTGACTGACAAAGTCAGTCGCTTCTGCTCCGCCTATAATAAATATGACGCGGAACCCTCGTTCACGCGTCGGGCTACCCGATTCTGCAGCCTCTTAATGGAGGTTGACGCTACGTGGCGGTCTCACGTGACCGGTGTCGCTGACGCTGGGGTTTGTAGCCCAGCCATCCGGCATTCCCGCGGGAATCGGATCACCTCTGTGCCTAAGACGGCACAAACTGACAGGCTTATCGCCATAGAGCCGCACTGGAATATTTACTTCCAGTTGGGTGTAGGTAAGATGCTTCGCAAACGTCTTCGGACGCGCGCTGGCATTGATCTTACATCTCAGGAGACTAACCGTGAGGAAGCCCGACGCGCAAGCGTCGACGGCTCTCTCTCTACGGTTGATCTCTCTTCGGCGAGCGACACTGTCGCTCTCGAAGTGGTACGGCACCTGTTGCCTGAGCCTTGGTTTCGAATCCTGTACGACCTCCGGTCTCCGGAGTCGTACTGGCCCGACACCAAAACATGGGTGCTGAACGAGAAGTTCAGTTCCATGGGCAACGGCTTTACGTTTGAGCTCGAAACATTACTGTTTTGGGCCCTTTCGCAGAGTGTCGTGGATGAGATGGGCTACGACTACAACGTACCTGTCTACGGTGATGATATCATTGTCCCAACTAAATGCTATGAGCTCCTTGTTGAGGTGCTCACATACTGCGGCTTCATCGTGAATAAGAGGAAGAGTTTCTCGACCTCCTACTTCCGTGAGAGCTGCGGTATGAATGCGTGGAAGGGTGCTGATATCACACCGTTGCGGTTGACCCGCTTATCGGAGTTGGCCCATGTTTTTGCAGTGATTAACTCACTGCGAGACAAGGGCTACCCGAATAGCGCAGGATGGCTAGAGCATCAGGTCCCACGGGATCTGCGGCTTTATGGGCCTAGGACCATCGTAAGACAGAGTGGAGACACTCGGTTTGGCGACGCCATCATAGCTTCA